AGTTTATTACAATGTTCGGAAACCCAGTTGCAGGGCAAGAAGCTAGCGACGTTTGGAGATCTGGTGTACCAACAGCACCAACTTTTGCTGCATATGCTGCTCAAGCATGGTTAAAGAATAACAATACTCTTACGTTTATTCGACTTCTCGGAGACCAATCACCTGACGCAGATCCTGCTGATGATAATGCAACCGCTGGTTGGAAATTCACTACTCCTACTGATGCTACAGAAGGTGGTGGTGCTTACGGACTTTTCCTTGTTAACTCTGCCTCTGCGGAGACAGACTTGACTGGTGTTCTTGCTGCTGTATTCTATTCAACTGAAGGTGCTCCGGCTCTTTCTGGATCTATTAGAGATGTCGGAGGACATAACACTGGTACAAAAGTTACTGGATCTTCTGCTTTGGTTTGTTCTTTGGACACAAGCAAGACATTCAAAATCAGAATGTATGATAAGAGTGGTAACAGAGCTAACGCATCCGAGGGCAATGTATACAAAGAAACAATATTTAACTTTGATCAAACTTCTCAAAACTACATTAGAAAGGTTTTCAACACAAACCCAACTAAGACAAATTCTGCCTTGATTGATACAGGTGTTGATACAACATCGAAGTTTTTCTTGGGTCAATCATATGATAGACACGTTAAAAGATACATTACAGATAGTACTAACTGCTACGGATTTATCGCAAGGCTTGGTAAGTCTGGAGAAACAATGTCTGAGGGCGGTAGTTTTAAATTCGGAACTGTACCTGCTCAAACTGGTTGGTTTTTCTCGCAAGATTTGAGAAATACACCAGCAGATGCAGATCCTGCTAACAACGCTACTCTTAATCCTCCATACAACCCAGAGAATTCAGATACTGTAACAAGGTTGTTTAAGCTTCACACCTTAAGCACAGGAGAGGAAGAGCAAAGAAACTTCAAAGTTTCCATTGAGGATATTAGATACTCAAAGAATTCTAACAGCCCATATGGATCATTCACTCTTGCAATTAGAGATATGAAAGATACCGATGGAGCAAGAAAATATGTAGAAAGATACACTAACCTTTCGTTAGATCCAAACTCTGCAAACTACATTGCAAAGCAAATTGGAGATATGTACACTGAGTGGGACACAACCAAAAAGAGGTTGGTTGAGTATGGATCTTATCCAAATGTTTCAAAGATTGTTCGTGTTGAAGTAGCTTCGGTTGTAGATTCCGGTCAGGCAAACCCAGAACTTCTTCCATTCGGTGTTGATGGACCAGTTAAGCTTTTAGATTTCTCGATTGTGAGTGCGCCGGATGCTAGTGATGTAACCGGAAGTATTCCAGTTGATTCAAATGTTATAACTGCTGGTACTGGATCAACAGCGCCTTGTTTCAACGCTTTAACTGGTGCAGTTGATTCAAACATTTTGCTAGGAGAAGAATCAACAGTGCTTGAGTTCACAGCAAGTGTTAGATTCCCAGAAATTCCACTTAGAGTTAGTTCTTCAGCAGACGGCTTGTCTGACCCAACTGAAGCATACTTTGGAGCACAGTTTACTAGGGACTATGGTTCGTTAATTTTTGATGAAAGTACCTATGATGTTCTTTACTCGCTTCCAAGTGGTGTAGGTGGTGCAGCAGGGTTTAGCCCAGTATCTGGAGATTCACAAACTTCTTGGTACTTCTCACTCGATGACCTTGTAAGGGCAGGGGCATCTGGTGAAGCAGCGGGCACTCCATCTGGGTCTGTAATTTACTTATCTGGATCTAGAGCAGGCGGATCTTCAATTTCTGCTATGACTGGATCTTACAAGGCAGTCATCGATGCTGGATACGATAGATTTACTTCACCTCTTTACGGTGGATTTAATGGCTTTGATATTACAGAAAAAGAGCCATTTAACCAAACTAGAGCACTTCCTGAAGCAGCGACTGAAACAGGCTATTCGATGTACTACTCTGTAAAGAAAGCTGTCGATATGTATGCAGATCCAGAGTTCATCGAAGGAAATATTCTAACTGCTCCGGGTGTTGTTAATGAAGGTCTTACAACTCACATGATTACTGTTGCAGAAGATCGTGGAGACACTTTGGCGATTATCGATCCAAGAGGTGGATATACACCAGCTTCTGAAGACTATCAAACAGAGCAACAAAGAATCACATCTACGCACGTTTCAGATGTTGTAACTAACATGGAAACAAGAAACTTGAACTCAAGTTACGCTGCCGCATACTACCCTTGGGTTAGAATTACTGATACAGTCAGCGGTCGTGGAGTTTGGGCACCACCATCAGTCGCAGCATTGGGTGCATTAGCATTCTCTGAAAAACGTGCTGCTCTCTGGTTTGCACCAGCAGGTTTCAACAGAGGCGGATTGTCTCAAGGTGCAGCAGGTATTCCAGTTACAATGGTAAGAAGCAAGTTGACTTCCAAGGAAAGAGATGATCTTTACGATGCAAACATCAATCCAATCGCTTCTTTCCCAAATGAGGGAATTGTAATCTTCGGACAGAAGACGCTTCAATCAACTCCTTCCGCTTTGGATAGAATTAACGTAAGAAGATTGATGATTTTCGTCAAGAAAGAAATCTCAAGAATTGCTGCTCAATTGTTGTTCGAGCCAAATGTTAACGATACTTGGAAGAGATTTACAAACCAAGCAGAGCCATTCTTGAACAATATCAAGAACCAGTTTGGATTGGATGCTTTCAGGGTGGTACTCGATGAGACAACAACTACTCCAGACTTAATTGATGAGAATAAGATTTATGCAAAGATCTTCCTTAAGCCAACCAAAGCTGTTGAGTTCTTCGCAATCGATTTCGTAATCACAAACTCTGGTGCAGGATTTGAAGATTAAAAAATAGAAAGCAACTATTTACTGTATAGTAAAAACTATTATAAAGGAAACATAAAACAATGGCGAATGAATTTTGGGCTAATAGCAAAGCTGAAGCAAAAAGAAAGTTTAGATTTCTTTTAACCTTATCAAAAGGATCATCGGGAGGGAATATTGCAATACCAACGGTTGAAAAGTGGCTGATACAAAAAGTCACCAGACCTAGCTTTCAAATCAGCGAAGCAACGCATTCTTATTTAAATCACACGTTTTATTTTCCCGGAAGATTAACTTGGCAGGATGTTTCCTTTACCATTGTTGATGCCTTGTATCCTGATACTAGTGGTATTTTGATGGGTATGTTAGAACAGTCTGGCTACAGATTGCCTGCTGCTGCTGATGCTAACGCTCAAACAATGTCTAAGGCAAAGTCTATAATTAACTTGGATATTCAAGCAATTGATGCTGATGGGAAAGCAGTTGATAAATGGACCTTATACAACGCTTGGATTAGCCAATCTAACTTTGGAGACTTTGACTATACTGCTGACGATTTAATGTCCGTTGATGTTACTGTAAAGTATGATTATGCTACTTATGCAGTGCAGGGACAGGGAAAGGACACAAGAAATCCTGACTCCTTAAACACCCTTGCTGGACTCAAGTAATCATAGAAACAAATAGCACTCCTAAAGGTACAGACCGATGACTACTAGATTTTGGGCAGACGGAGCAGAACCTAAAAGAAAATTTAGATTTCTTCTGTCTGTGTCGAAACAGGGCGTACCCACCATCGAGAAATGGCTAATAACCAAAGTCACCAGACCTAGCTTTCAAGTTTCAGGTAATCCGATTAAATATCTAAATCATACTTTTAACTTTCCCGGAACAGTTGAGTGGCAAGATGTTTCTTTTACTCTTGTTGATATCGAAGAACCATCAGCTAATCTTAGAGATGGATCCTCTACCATAATGGAAATGTTAAGTAGGTCAGGATATCGGGTGCCCGGAACAGAAGCCACAAAACAACTTTCAAAAGAAGATGCAATAATTAATTTGAGCATTTCTACAATCGATTCAGGAAAGGTTCCGAACAAATTCTTCCCATCGAACACAGCACCAGAAATTATCGATGAATGGACACTATACAACGCTTGGATTAGTCAGGCAACTTTCGGAGATTTTGATTATACTTCAGATGAGGCAGTCTCTATTGATGTTACTGTTAAATATGATTACGCTAAATATAAAGCTCATGGTCTCACTTTTCCTAAAGGTTAATTTCTACTAATAAAAGCCAAACCTGTTTCACAAATCACAAAAAATAATTAACACTTTTTCAAACTTATGCTATAGTTATTTTACCAATTACTTACAATGAGGTATAGATGAGTTCTAGAAATAATCAAGATCGGTTCGGCGGTCCTCTTGCTCCCGAAGCAGATTTACCACAACAATTTGTCCAACAACAAGAAGCAACCAATACTGCTATGGCTTATGTAGCCCCAACAGAAATGGTGGACATCCCTTCAAAGGGGAAGTTTTATCCAGAAGATCATCCACTATATAACAAGGATACAATCGAAATTCGCCATATGACTGCGAAGGACGAGGATATTCTCGTTAACCAATCTTATTTGAAAAAAGGGCTAGCAATTGAGAAATTATTGGAAAGTGTAATTGTTGACCCAAGAATTAAAACAGATGGCTTGTTGATCGGAGATAAGAATGCTTTGGTTATTGCAACTAGAATCACAGGCTATGGACAAGAGTATATTACAAAAGTTCCTTGCCCATCTTGTGGAACAACTTCAGAACATGAATTTGATCTTGAAGAAGCAAAGGTTGTTAATGAACCAGACTTGGATCTCTTTGAAGCACAAGAAACAGAAACAGGCACATTCCTGATTACTCTCCCAAGAACAGGAGCAGTTGTCGAAGTCAGACCACAGACTGGCGCAGATGAAAAGAAAGCAGTTTCTCAGGAAGCAGCAAGAAAAAAACATAGACTCCCACCTTTAGGTCTCACAGACCAAATCAAGAACTATGTTGTGTCTGTACAGATAAACGGTCAGCAGGTAGAAGCAGGTCAGTTTATCGACAATATGCCAGCATTGGATTCAAAGCATTTAAGAAAGACATATAGAAATATTATGCCTAATGTTGAGCTTGTACAACAGTTTGAATGTTCTGATTGCGGATTTGAACAAGCATTGGAGGTACCGTTTACCTCTGACTTTTTTTGGCCTAAGCAATAGCTATATTGAGAATGTTTATGAGGAGCTATTCCTCCTAAAGTATCATGGTGGCTGGAAGAACGGAGACCCAAAGTATTCTTTCACAATGGTTCCTGTTCTCTACAATGTCCAAAAGTCCAGTATGG